GTTCCCGACCGCATCGGTGCGCATGGAGTTCTTCTTCGGGGATATTCACCTCTTCGGCGTTGTAGAGTTCCACAATACGCGCATCGGCTTTCCCCTGGTCCCCGGTCGTGTACCAGATGTCTAGTGCTTCATGGAACGCGCCGCCGTCAAATAGGGGCCGCTCTGCCCGGATCCGGCGAAGCATCAGGCGATAGCGGAGATGATGCTTGTACGGGCAAGCGAGGTAGCAGTTGAGTTCGCTTGTTGTTACCTCAAGCATTATCGTACATCTCCGCTAGTAATCCATCGGTTCATGTGTTCTCCCCTCTAACGATTGATAGTGTATCAAAACCTCCACGGCGTGTCAAGCAAAAATTTAATGAAAGAGGCCCAAGCGATCAATGCCGCCTGGGCCACGATCCGGAGTCAGTTGGGAGAAGTGATTACTCCCAAAGATTGATGTCCTGTTCCGCGTGGTAGTTGCCCTCGCTGTGCGTGGGGTCTATGCGGGGTTGGTCCGGGTATGGGTGATTGATGGAATATTCCATCACCATCTTCTCGATCATGTCATTCCGTTTCATCATTTCCCTGTTAGATACCCAGTTCAGATAGGCCCAGTAGCTGGGGTGCATTTTGACGTGCAATCTCTTGATAGGGTTCGCTGTAAGCATGTCATTCTCCCGTGTTTGTGGGGGCCGGTTCCCCGGCCCCCGTGGCTCGCTACTTAGACCGTTCCACAGCGTTTGTCAACAAATCGACCAGATACCTGTAATTATCCGCTGTGTTCTTTGCGCATTCCCGTTGGATGTTATTGTGTGCATTATTTATCTTGATCCGTTCCCCCTCAATCCAAGCCTCAAGCCTCTCTATCACTGCCAGAGCCGCTGTTTTGAGGGTTCCATCCCAAGGGCGGCCGATGTCAAAAAGATGCTGTTGATCTTTGAGCGATACAGTAACCATGATTCTTTCTCCTCTTTTGTGGGGGCCGGTTGCCCGGCCCCCGTTAGTTTGCGTTAGTCCATCATCGCGCCGGTTTCAATGTCTTGGATAGCGGCTCTAAGGTTGTTCTTGTGAAGCCGCAAGAGCTTGATATACTCTGCAATAGGTTTTCCGTCAAGCCCTTCCGCGATAGCAATTTCTTGCGCCCTACGCGCAAGGGGTTCGCAGATGTCGCGCCGCGCAAGTGGAAGCACGATACAACGGCTCAAGAGCGGGTGCGCGTCAATCTGGTCTTCAAATAGCCGGTCTTGGCCGTCCGAAGTCGTGGTGAACACGACCGCGACGTGATCCGGTAACCGCTCGATAAGTACCAGGAGTTGCCGAATAGCGTCGGAACGCAGACCATGAGCTTCATTGATTAGATAGGCCTTGCCGGGGCGCGACCCCATACCCATATAGGCCATGTCTCCCTCGACCTGGCGCAAAAAGGCCGCTGTACATTGTGATGCGTCAAGCTCTATTATGTTCTGTTCATCTGCGATGACTTGCGCAATAAGGCGGGCTATGGTGGTCTTACCGGTCCCGGACTGTCCCGATAGCCAGTAAGCACGACCCCCTAGCCCCCGGCGCGCAAGGGCCATAATCTTTGCTACGACCTTATCTTGTCCCACAACGTCATCCCAAGAGTTGGGCCGGTACTTTTCGTAAAGAGGTGTCATATCAGTTGCCCTTTCAGTTCGCGGGCCTCTTCGGCTTTCACTTTTACCGAGAATTCCCACACGCGTTCGCAGCGATCGAGAAAGTATTTTTTGGCCGCCTTGTACGTTTTGAAAAACCGCACGGTGGCATACTTGGTTTTCCAGATGGACGTCTTCGGTTTCCCCGCCTTCGGGAAAAGAATGGCGTTCATCGCATCGGCGATGTAGAGCTCATCGCCTACCGCGAATCGGAAACCTTTCGAGCAAAACTCCAGCCGTGCGCTGTGCATGAGCACTGGCATATGCCCCGTATTGCAGCAGCCGTAATATTCGGGTCCGCATACCATCTTACCTACTGGCAAACGGCGGGGTAGCCGCGCTTCAAAGTCTTTTCGCTTCTTTTTAATATCCATTGTTCTCTCTCCTCTCCGTTGTGGGGGCCGGTCGCCCGGCCCCCGGTTCCGTTGGCGTCATGTCTATTCGCTTGCTTGCGCAAATTCAGGAGTACCGCCGAATACAGCTGAATATGAGGCGCACACCGAATCGAATGGCGTTGGGGGATCTCCAGCGCATACAACCCTGGCAGATGCCCCCATGGGATCGCCCAGGTGAAACACGACCTTCTCGCGCCGCTCGTACGCCGCTCGCGCCGTCGCCTTATTCACTCGTTTCCATTTCTGCATTGTCTCTCTCCTCTCCGTTGTGGGGGCCGGTCGCCCGGCCCCCGTGCTATGCTATTTTGCGTCCCAGGCAGCCGCCCAGGCATCCGCGATTTCTTGCCAATTAACCGCGCAATAACCTTTGACCCCGCTCATATCGGGTGTTCCGTCTGGGAGAATATCGAGCACGAAATCCCGGGCGCTTTCGGCCGTCCAGGGGTGGGAATGTTGATGCATGGCAGAATACAACCCTGCATCATTCATTATCCAGAGATTAACATTCCACGTTTCATAATTTGTCCAGCCGTTGTATTTTTCCATGACTCTCTCCTTTTTGTGGGGGCCGGTCGCCCGGCCCCGCTCTCCGTTCAACTCTAGATAAATTATACAATGCCGTGTCATGTGTGTCAAGCACAATTTTACACTTTGTAGCATTCCAGACGCGCCATAACCCCAAGAGACTCAATCACTTAGGGTTATTACGAAAAATAATTTCGTAATACCGCATTCTACCGGCGATTTTATATCGACCAATCAACCTGGCAGAACCCAAATAAACAGAGTGCTTTACGACGCAAACCAGCAATTGGCATGAATGTTGCTATAAGATATAATATAATAAGTTAATAAGATATAGACTAGTAATAAGAATACCTCATGAATAAGAATCATTATGAATAGGATTAGGAATAGCTAATATCTCTAATAGCCCCGTAGGGGCTAATAACTATATAGCTATTAGCTATGGGGTCCCTAAAGGGACCCATAGAGAATATGATTATAATTAGGCTTAGGCTATTGCTTAGGATGATCGAGTATGAATAGGCCTAAGTCTAGGCTTATTCATAGGCTATTTAATAGGCTTATTCATTATGGGCCTAAAATTCGATGCCAACCAAGACCGCATTAGGCCCTGGATAGCCGTCCAGCTGGGCCTGGGTAGGCTAGGCCCTGGGCAAAGGCGGCGGTGGCAATCGGTGTGGGGATAGCTACCTCATCTAACTGTTAGACATCTAACAATCGCCGGTCACGGCGTGCTGGTCTGCCAGCATGTGGGCGGCGCGTAGCGCCGCTATCCATATCTCTTGCGCCGACACCCCCCGGCACACCCGATGATGCCGTCCGGTATGTGGGGGTTATCCCCTCAGACACTCGGGGGAAAAAAGTGTCAATTTTTGCTTGACAGTGTGTTTATGATGTGATATGCTTTGGGTATGGTTGGCGTGGTTCTGGCTGGCGTTGCCAAGTTAGGGGGGGCAAGAAGTGAGTATGCTTGAGAAAAAGGGCGATGATTTGGAGCATTTGCGGAAGTATTTGGATTTTCGGAGGGTGGGTCCGATACGGAACGATGTGACGGGGTGGGATTTTGAGGTAGACCCGCCGCTGAAGTTGCGGGAAGCGATGCGGTGTACCTGCTTACACTGCGTAGGCGGTGAGCGTGCGAAGGATGTACGGGATTGTTCTGGTACTGGTACAGCGGGTAGGCCGTGGCGGTGCGAGCTGTGGCCCTATCGCATTCTGGGGAAGGTAGACCGTAGCGGTGGCAAGGTTCTGAGTCCGTTGAAGGCGGTACGTCAGTATTGCCTTGCGTGCCGTGGTGATGAGCCGTCTGAGGTTCGTGAATGCCCTGACACCTATTGCTTTCTGTGGCCGTATCGTATGGGACGGAAGCCGGATTGCATGGTGAGTGATGCGGCTCGTGAGCGGGGTCGCCGTGTTGCGGCTTCCCGCAAGCAGAAACAGGGGGGTGGGGAGTCCGAAAATGGGGGGTAGAAAATGCCCTCTATATGTAAAACGGGTTCCGAAAATGCGTTCCTGTGATGCTAATGGTTTCTGGTAGGGGTAAGGGTGCGGTCAGGCACTATCTCAACGTATAGAGCCGCTTTTTTGAGCCGATTTGAACAGAATTATGGCGAATAGGGCATCTAAATGACTGGTAGTCAACGGAATAGGTGGAAATTAAACCCGTTAGAGCGGGTAGATTTAGGGCATCGGTGTGTGGTGTGCGGGTTACCGGGTTTTCCGAGTGACTTTGGCGGGGGCAAGGGTGGTCGGTATCGGATCTGCACGGAGTGTATCCGGTACATGCGGGAGATGGGTGAAGGGTTGGTGAAGCATGGCGGGGACGTGGTAATTCAGAAGCATCGGGAGAGTAGGTATCTGGATGCTAGGACGTTGAAGGAGCAGGCGTTGTGTTGGGAGCATATAGACAGTCAGATGACGGAAGGGGAATGGAATGCGTTGTGTGACCGCGAAGCGGGAGAAATCGCCCCCTGGGAGAAAGCGTGGGCGCGTAAGCGGGCAGGTGGTAAAGCCCTACGAGGTGTGGCCGAAGGTGAGTGCGGCGGGCAGGATTGAGCAGCGGTTGTTGTGGGAGAACCTTGACGCGGACATGAGCGAGGACGAGTGGTTTGCGTTGTGTGACCGTGTAGCGGGCCGGATACCTGGTGGTATTGGCTCGTAAGTAGGGGAGGTAAGTGATGCGGCCTGAAGTTCGTGACTTTGTACGGACGCTTGGTCTCGGTGGTTTTGGTCTGTGCGGTGAGGAATGTATTGTCGTGGAGATTGGCAGTTTGCAGGTTCCGGGGCAGGAAGGGTTTGCGGATATGCGGCCCTTCTTCTGCGATGGTTGTGTCTATTTCGGGGTTGATATGCGCGATGGCACGGGCGTTGACATGGTGGCGGATGCGGAAGAAGGCATCCCGCTTGATGATGGGTATGCCGATGTCCTCTTGTGTCTTGACACGTTGGAGCATGTACGCCGCCCGTGGAAGGTGTTCGCTGAATGCGCCCGTCTGTTGGACAAACAGTATGGCGTGGCAATCTTTACGACGGTGTTCAATTTCCAGGTGCATGACTTCCCCAACGACTACTGGCGGATGACGGGGGAGTGCATGAGGGCGATGTTTGATGATTTCTTTCCGGGGTACAACCAGATCGTGTATGAGGCGGGGAAGAACCCCAAGCCGCATACGGTTGTGGGGGCGGTATTCAAACAGGACCTGAGCAATTCCGCCCTTTCCAGATTGCGTGGTGACTTGTACGAATGGAAGATGAAATGGGTCAAGGGAAGCCATGAAGAATGAACTGCCTCGGGTAGAGATCGTGTGGCGTGACATCGTGGAATCGGCGGGGTGGACCAGCCGGGACGATGTGATGAAGGTGGAACCTGAGATGTGTTCGAGCATTGGGTATCTCTTGGACATCACGGATGATGTGGTGCGTATCGTGAGCAGCACGGTGAACGCTTCCAAGGAATCGAACTACCAGGTGTTGCCGCGTGGTGTTGTGAAATCTATTCACAGACTAAGACGGGACAGGGAGATCAAGTAGTGAGTAAAGTAGATGAATTGCGTGAGCTGGTGAGGGAAGAAGAACGGGTTTCTTCATTGATTAGTGCCAAGTCGGATGAATTGAGGTTTGAGATTGGAACGTGTGACGCTGATGTTGGTTTAGAGGCGTGCGTTAGTGTTATGGACTGTAACTGTTCTATTTCTAAGCGTACTGAACGGCAGTCAAGGTCTGTTTTTCTGTTGGAACCCGCTGATGCGGTGCGTTTTGCACATTGGATTCTGGATGTTTTCGGTGATTCCTAAGTAGCCTCATTCTCCTTCCCACGGGGCGGCGGGCTGATTCTCTCCCGGCTCGCCGCCCTTCCTTGTCTCCCGAATGTTCGACATCTAACAGTACATATATTGACAATCGCATATCGTTTGTGATATACTGTGTTGCATAGGGCATATCAATGTACGGGTACTGGGAACTGTCGGAGTTTTGGGTAAGTCAAGACGTGGCCGACCTTTCGAGCACGAATAGCCTGTCTGATGAGCGGCCTCATGTAGACGGGTTGGATGATTCGCGTTTCGCATGGCCCGAGCCGGACAGTGAGATCGTGGCGTTCATCAACTCGGTGTGGAGGGATGCGTTTGAGTAAGCCGGTGTTCCCCGAGTTTGAGTTCCTTCCACAACATGACTTTGGCAAGGACGACTACTACCTGAAGCTGTCGAATGGGATGGACGCGGATACGATTGCGTATTGCAAGGCGCTGGCGAAGGCGGGTGGTGATACCAAGGGCGCGGTCAAGATCCTCAAACCCACGGCGCAGAAAAGCACGATAGCGAACGCCGCGCCGGACTTCAAAAAGAAGTACGCGGGTACGCAGGCGGCGCGGCAACTCATTTCATATCTCGGGATGCTGATGACCAGTTACGACGATCATCAGCCGGTTACGCTGGATGAAATTGTGCGGCAGACGGAACGGGACTTCCGTAACCCGAGCACGGACGCGAAGACCCGGATGCAGCTGAGCGAGAAGATCATGAAGTGGCGGGGTCTGGATTGCGACACGGTAGACAAGACCACGGATCTGGAGGACAGCGAGATCCTTGCCACGATGGAATCGTTACGCAAGAAGCGGGGAGTGACGGCGGGAAGCAATTGAGCGGGACCAGCCCATATTACGCCTTTAACCGGGCGGACATCGCACAGCACATCCCGGAATGGGCTACGCGGGTTCTGGACGTGGGCTGTGCCAGTGGGGCGTTTGGCGGTCTCCTGAAATCGTTGGGGGTCTCTGAGGTAATCGGCATCGAGGTGGAACCGGACGTGTGCGCTGCGGCGCAGGACGTTCTTGACTGTGCAATATGCGGGGACATCGAGACGATGTACCTGCCATTTGAGGGCGGCTACTTCGATTGCATCGTGTTCGGTGACGTGCTGGAACATTTGAAGAACCCCGGCGAAGTGTTGAAACGGGTTGCGCCGTTCCTCGGGCCGGATGGCGAAGTGCTCGCGAGCATCCCCAATGTGCGGTTCTATGACGTGATTCGCGCCTTGGGTGAGGGCCGTTGGGAGTACCAAGACGCGGGGATTCTTGACCGGACGCATCTCCGGTTCTTTACGGCAGTGGAGATGCAGAAGCTGCTCACAGACGCGGGGTATGAGGTGGTGACGCTGTTGCCGTTGTCTCAGGCGGTCGGGATTCCCCGGAACCCTGACGGCACGGTGACGGCGGGCAAGGTCACGATTGGGCCTATAGACGAGGCGGAATACCAGGACTTGTTGACGTACCAATACCTGATAGGCGGGCGCAAACTGCTGTGAGTGTGATTGTCGATAAATACCTGTCGCTCACGCCAGCGGAACGCAAAGAGTTTCATCGGCTCCATCCGCGCAAGGCGGGGAAAGTGGAGTTTGAGGCGGTCCGCATGGCGGCGCGTGCGGACTTCTGGTATTTCCTAGACAAGATTCTACGCATCCCGGTGCTGTATGGGCCATTGCACCGTCCGTTAGCGCGGTGGATGGGGTCATGGAGCAAGCCCGCAAAGCTGTGTCTGCTTCCTCGTGGGCATCTCAAGAGTTCGATATGCAACGCGGCGTTTACCGCGTGGGAAGTGTGCCGGAATCCTGAGATACGGATTCTGATTGTGTCACATAAGGCGGATGATGCGATCAAGTTTGTGGGGTGGGCACGGTCGTATCTGGATTCACCTGGGGTTCGGAAGTACTTCCCCGAGATCACGCCGAAGATGAACAAGTCGGGGCGTCCTCAGAAGTGGTCGGGCAAGGGGCTGTTGCTGCATCGGAAGGGTCATTACAAAGAAGACACGGTTGAATACAGTTCGCACGATGCGCAGGTGACGGGGCGTCATTACGACCTGATTATTTTTGACGACCTCGTGACGAAAGACAGTGTGGCGAGTCCGGAACTGATGGCAAAGACTCAGGAATATCATCAGCACTGTCAAGCCCTGTTGGAACCGGGTGCGCGGGAAATGATGATTGGGACCCGGTATGACTTCTCGGATTTGTACGGGACGATCATCGAGACGCCCGAACTGGCTGGCGAATATGACATCGTGGTGAAGTCGTGTTACGACGCGGCGGGCAAGCCTATTCTCCCGACCCGGTTCACGGAACTGGAGGACGATCTGCCGTGTCCTGAGAACCCGGCCAATGCGCGTAAGTCGTTGCCCGCTGTCAAGCGCAAGATGGGGACATGGGTGTATGCCTGCCAGTACGAAAACAACCCCGTGCCTACGGACTTGCAGGTGTTCAAGCCCGACTGGATACAGGTGATTGACCGGTTGCCTGATCAGCATTTGCGGTACTTCCGTGTGTGTGACCTGAGTTCGGAGAAGGAGACCAAGACCTCGTGGACGGCGATAGTTACGGGTGCGGTAGATTCCGATAGCAACGTGTACATCACGGACATCTTTTGGGGCAACTTCAGCGGGGACAAGATTATCAGTGAGCTTATCCGGGGTCAGCAGGTTGCGTCAGAGAAGCGACCTATCCGCGTTGGGATGGAGCCGGGACCGTATGAGCGGAGTCTGAAACCGTTCATGCGGCAGGCAATGGCGAAAGAGAAGACCTATATCCCGTGGTCGTGGCTGAAGGGTGAGCAGAGCGAGGTCAACAAAGAAGAACGTATTCGCGGACTTCAGCCGTGGTTTGAAAACGGGATGATCTACTTCATGCGGAACTGTCGGAACCGGGAGAAGGCAGAGGAAGAACTAATCCGGTTCCCGCGATTCAAGCGCAAAGACATCATCGATGCGCTTGCGCAGATAGAACACATCATGTTTCCGGGGAAGAAGCCGGAGACGAAATCCGCCACGCCGAAATACGAAGACTGGTTGGACCCGGCATTGATCCAGGGTGATCAAACATGGATAGGCCAGGACCGCGTAATGGACGAATCGACAGCCATTCGCGTTTCTGCGATAGCGTACAACTGATGAAACTTCCGACCAATGTAGGTAAAGACGAACTCCGGGTATGGGAATCGCGCATCATGCGGGCATATAAGGCGCGTGAGAAACACGAGTTGCGCTGGCAGAGGCTGAGGGAGTTCTACCGGGGGAACTATTACGGTTCGGTGAAGTATGAGGACCGGATCGCTATCAACTGGATGCTGGTGAACATCCGTCAGATGATGGCGTCTTTGTACTTCCAGAACCCCACAATGTTCTTTAAGGGGAACACGCCGTTGGGTGAAGCGGTAGCCCCGGTGATGGAGCAGGTGCTGGTACGCGAACGTCAGATAATGGGGGCGCAGGACCAGGAGCGCGAAATGCTGTGGAACGCGCTCATGTATGGCACGGGGATACTGAAGCACGGGTACAACGCGGAATACGACATGGACGAGCCGTATGCGGATGACCGTGCGTTGCCGGGGTATCAGGGGAGCAGCGATATACGGTCGGGCACGGATGAAGATTTGAACCTTCCCCAAGCCCCGGTGGTGGAACACAACACGGCTATACGTTACGGGCATCCGTGGAAGAAGTGTATCAGTCCGTTTGATTTTCTGTCAGACCCGGAGGCGCGTACACCGGATGAAGCGCGGTGGTTTGCGCATGTAATCAACCGTCCGTTTGTGGACGTGATTCGGGATAGCCGGTACGACAAGGAAGCGCGTGCCCAGGTAGAACCAACGGGGCACAGCGAACACGGCAACGATCCATCGGCTACTACATCAAGTTGGCGGGAAGATGAAGTGTCCCGCGATTCGTCGATGGTGACGCTGTATGAGATTTTCGACAAGGTAACGCAGACGGTCATTGTGTGGAAGTGGGGGCTTGACCGCCCGTTGCTTGTGAAACCGTATCCGTTCTTTGGTCAGGAAGGCCCGTATGTGTTTCTCCAGTTCCTTCCTGACGATGATGACTTTTGGGGTCTGAGCTACGCGGATTCGTTTAGTGACCAGATCCAGGTACTGAATAAGATGCGCACACAGATGATGGACCATCTGCAACGGTGGGGGGCCACACGTGGCGCGTTCACAACGGGTTCGATACAGCCTGACGATGTTCGTAAGTTATTGAGCAACACGAATGCGTTTGTGGAAGTAACGACCGCCGAGAAGATCGGCGATGTGCTAACGGTTTTCCCGCACATCCCGATAGCGGGTGATGCGTGGAAGCTGACGGAACTGTTTCAGCGCGACCTTGACGAGGTGTCGGGTATATCGGAGTTGGCGCAAGGGTCTGGTCATGG